TACAGAATAATTGTTGTAACCAAAACTATTTTCATAATGATCTTGGCTTAGAACAAAGGCTTTAACAGTAACCTTGTCACCAACAGAACCAAAATGTTTGTTAGCATTTTTAGGAATGTAAATAGCCTGTGGCTTACATATGTTGCTTATGGCTTCATGAATCTCACTTTTGTACTCAGTAAGATTTGCCCAGTAATTGATGCTTTCTTGAGACATGTCATCAAGAAAATAATGACCTACTACATGACCATTTGCCCAAATTTTATCAAAAGGATTTTTGCCTTGAGAAATTAACTCTTTAGAAGCTACAACCCAATTAGCAATATTTTCTTCCTTTCTTTTTAGATTGTCAGCCTCAATTTGCTCTTGCTTTCTTCTAACAATTTCATTAAGACTTACATCAGCATATGATGTCTCAAGAGGATAAATGTCATTAGCCTTTTTGACATACTCCATAGCCTTGCTTACTGCTTTTTCAGAGTCAGTAGAAAGGTTCACAATGTGATCTCCTTTTGGGTCATGTCCATAACCAAGACAAAGGGTATACATAGCCGTAAGCTCTCCACTAGATATGTAGTATGTAAGCTCTTTAAATATTTGATTTTTCATTAGATTCTCCTGTTAATTAATGAATTTATACTTTAATAATAACAAACTGATTAAAGATTACAACACTTTTCAACACTTTTATTGATGTTTTTTTATATGCTAATAAAGTGTTAATATTGTGTTCAAATGTATTATAATCAGTTACAATTCAGTTTTAAGTACATAAAGGAGATTGATATGGGTGACTACAACAAGGGCTACAGAACCTTGACAGTCGATCTAGCAACCTACGAGTTATTGCAAGAGATTTGTTCTTTAGAAAGAAGAAAGAAGATTGATCAAATCCGTTTAATGGTGGAGACCAATCACAAAAAAGTAATGCAACAGCAAGAGGGGGAAGCTGTATAACTAGGAGACAATTATGTTAGCAGGACATTTTCCTAAAGATATTGTCAAACAAATAAAAGGCTCACAAAGAGTTGAACAGGACATTACCCCTATAGCCATTGATAAGAATTTGTCTGATCAATTGTTTGCACTTGCTAGTGCGAAGAATAAATGCCCAAGAAAGATGGCTGAGTATTTTATAAATCTAGGAGTACAAACTTCTAAGTTTTATGGGAATACAATGAATGTTCAGTTTGATGTAGATCAGCTTTAATCTAAGTTAAAGAGCCAATTCCTGAAGAACGCATTGCTAGGCGTTCAGCCAACTCTCGGTCTTTTGGATTAGGTAAGATCGTTTCAGATAACATATCCTGTGGTCTAACAGCAGTAGCAGGTGGAACCAGTGGGATGTTCGATGGTTGCAATCCTTGTAGTGCTGAGTCTAGTTGTGAGCTAAGGTTGTCTCTTCTCTCCACTTCTCTTTCAAAAGCTTGACCTTCGTATGGTTGTTCTTGTGGCTCAGTCACACCCTCCACAGCTTCTGCACCACCCCTTGTCATTGTTTGCTTAATACCAAACTCAAGCGGAGCAAAGTAATCATAGGCTTTGTTTATAGTATTTACAGCATCAGGATCAAACAAAGCATCGGTCAATGCACGGTAGTAAGTATCAGCTTGTGTCATTGCTATTCTTTTCATAACATCATCACCAAAAGTACCTGTAACCAATCTGCCCGGTAACCTTATGGCTGAAAGCAAAAAACCTAAAGACTTGGAACCAAGCCCCTGTGCCTCATCAACCAGTTCTTTTTCCATTATCATTAACGGTTTTGTTGGGGAGCCTGATTTGGCGACTGAAAATGATTTGTTCATAATGTCCACAAGCTTGTAAAAGTTATCAAACTCTTCAGGCTCCAATATTTCTTCCATCATTTTCTTAGTGTTGCCTTGCAAGAAATAGTTTTTGAATTGTGGCAACCCTTTTTCTAATAAAGCTTCTTTAGTAACCTTATCCAACTGTTGTAATAGAAATTCTTTTTTTACATCTTGAAAAACCACAGGGTCGACTGCTTGTAATATTCTTTTAGAGTTTCTTAAAGATTGAGCAGAAACATTTGGATTAAAGAATGTTTGCAAGGCTTTTGCAGATTGCTCATCTCTTATAAGTTTCGACATTCTGCCAATTGCACTCTTTTCTACCAGTTGCAATGGTCCTCTCGATGGGTCATATACTCTTCTTGCAAGATTATATAATGGAGTTGCTTCATCCATCAAAGCAGTCATATCATCTTTAAGATTAATAATAACTTTTTGTGCGTATCCACCTGTATTGGTAATCAGATCATTAATTGATCCTGCTCGTCTACCATGTATAGCCATAAGGTCAGTTATAACCTCACCGTTTGCATCAAATAATAAATCTTTAAACTTGCTGATAGCCTCTACTTCATTAGGGTCTAGCTTTGGATCAGCAAGTTTTGCGTTTATTTTTTCTATAATTTCATTTGTGTTTATTTGAAATGGCTCGTCAGAATTTTTAATTGTGTCGTAAATTTTACCTGCACGCACCTTTCTTCTTTTGGCTAGCTCGTCTATAGCTTTTTTAGACGCTTCTTGAACCCTTCTTCCTATATCACCGCCTTTACCTGATCCGATTTCAGATGCAAAAACTTCAATAGCTTCTCTTACTTGACTGGCTCTTGAGTTGTAAAAATTATATATTTTGTCAGACTCAGGCTGTCTTGTAAGAAAGTATTGTATGTTTTGAGCTTTAGTTGCCAACACATCTGCCTCAGCAGGAGTTAAATCAATGCCCAGTTTTTTTGCTTCGGCTATGGTGTCAGCTTGATTTAATCGCAAATTCATAATTTTTTGCAAAGCATCTTTTCTGCCAACAAATTTATTAAACACTTGCCTTGTCTTGCCAACGCCAAAAGGTATGGCTGAAAAACCACTTGAAATTAAAAGGTCTTTACCTGCGGCTACTAATTCTTCAGGAGGCATGTTGTAAAATTGATCTATCATCAACTCTCTGCCACCTCTAGCCACACCACCGACAACCACATTACCTGCAAAGCCACCCATTGCAGTGTTGCCCAAAACTATGCCAAGTTGTGCCAATGGATGTTTAGCAGGAGATGTAACTGCTTGAGTTAAGCCTCTTTGAAATCCTCTTTTTGCTCCCTCTATACCGCCGACAACATCAGCCATAAATGTGGTCGCAGGAACTAAATTGGGTTGCACATACTCACCAAATACCCCAACATCAGTTGGCGAAACAAATTCTTTTTCCAAAGTGCCATCATCGTTTCTATAAACCAATTCACCGTCTTTGAACTGATATCGATACGATGCTAATGGGTCATCAGGAAATCTTAAAGATGCTAAGTAATCAATCTTTGCATCATCGTCAAAGAACATGTTGGCTCTTGTCTTTTTTGTTACATACTCAGTTTCTAGGTCTTGTTGTTTGTTGGCTAAATTTCTTAGGCTTTCTATCTCTGCATCATATTTATCAGACATAATTATGTACCTAAAATGTTTTGTATTTCTCTAATTTTTTGTGCTTTTTGCGTTGCACTTAAACTGTCATCATTCTCAATGTCTTCAATTATTTTTGAAGCTCTGTCATTAAGCTGATTATTGACAGCCCGTTGTGCAGTTACACTTGTATAGCCTTTGTTTACTTCGCTATAGTTTTTGTCATCTTTGATGGACTCTAAATCTGCAAACTCTTGTTCGTCAAAAAGAGGGTTTGCACCTCTAAACTCTGATTTGAATGACGCTAAAGCTCCTTGTATCTCAGCAATTGATGCATTTGCTTTTGCTAACTCTATAGATTTTTGGTTCCACTGTTCGTTAAATTTTTCTGATCTTTCTGCAATCCTATCTAGGTAAGTTAACATTTTCATAAAACCATCGTAGGTTGCACCCAATGTAGGTGATGCTCTTAAGAACATGTCCATTTCTCTGTTTGAAATAGCACCTTTGGTTTTACCAACCAAAGCCATAGCAAAACTTGTACCAAGCTGTCCTAACAATTGTTGATCAGATAGCTTGCTAATATCAATAATATTACCAAAACCCAAATCAACCAAAGCAGTTCTTATAGGTGCGGTAAATTGTTCTACAGGACCAAAACCATCAGGACCTAACTCTTCTGCCACTGATCTAGCGTACAGAATTTGATCTCTTACCCCAGTTGCTCCATCGGCTTCAACTTGCCAAGTTTGCTCTGTTTTGGCTATATTTTTTGCTCTTTCTTTATCGAGATCACTGGCATTACCCATGTCAATGTTAGTTACGCTTTGTGGTGATTTGATTTCAACACCGCCACTTGCAAGTATCGTACTTACCTGCGGATCATTGTGATAAAAGGTTTGTTCTATTTTTTCACCTGCTTCGTCTTCAAATTGCAATGTTACTCTAGGTATTTCTTTGTTAGCCAAATCAATTAATTTTAACGAGTAGTCATTTAAAAACTTTTTCGCTGATTGTTCGTCTTGTGATGCCATTTCCATAGCCTTCATTGCTACAGCTTGTTTTTCTTTTCTTTTAGATTCTCTGCGTTTTTTTATTTCGGCACTTAACGCTTGAAAACCCATTCCAACGCCTCGACCTAAAGATGGAAATTTTTCTGCCTGTTGTGCAAGTATGTTAGAGCCAACAAGAGAAGCAGCCTCATATCCTGACACTGGAGGCTGTTGGTTTATAAATGGCGAAAGCCTATCTTCATACTTTTCAACGCTAGCATCAAAATCAAAAGGTTTTGGGGTCATAAGACTAGCTAGTGCGTCTAAACCAGTAGGAGTTCCTGTTGTTGGAGAAGATGGATCACCACCCTCTTGGTAACCCATTAACGATGACAAACCTGTTCTGCTCATTGGCATTATCCCTATGTTCTATATTGTGGTGGATTCATAAAGCTACCCAAACCACCAAGTGCTGATAATCCAACTCCTAAGCCTGTTTGCAAGGCTGATGGTTGAACTCCATAAGTTGTACCAATCTGACTGAATCCCGCAGGGACACTTTGTACAAATGGTAACAATGATTGCATTTGTTGCATTGGGGCTTGTTGTTGCATCAATGCATTTTGTCTTGATGCATCTAACTGTCTTTGTTGTTGTGCCTGTGTCATTTGACCCAAACCTAGTTGTCTTTGTATGTCAGCTTGAGTGGCTTGTTGTGCTTGTGTGCCAAGACCCATCAATTGTCCGCCAAGACCTATTTGTCCTGCTGACCTAGCCTGTGCAAGGTTTCCAAGTCCTGAAGCAAGCTGTTGTTGAGCTTGTTGTTGTCTACCAAATTCGCCCATGGCTGATCTTTGTGCTTGTTGAAATCCTTGGCTTCTAAGTCCGCCTAAAGCCTCTCCCAAGCCTCTACCGAGAGCTTCAGTGCGTTCTTCTGCACCTAATCTAGCTCTTGACCCAAAGGCAGATTCACCGCCTCTAGCGATGTCAGAAGCTCTAGCTGATATGTCAGCCATAGCTCCTCTTTCAAGTATGTCTTTGCGTACTTGGTCAATAACCTCTTCTTGGTATGGGTCCATGAACTGTTGGTATGAACTAGGATCGTACTCAGCACCTGCATATTCTCTTAATGCTTGCTCAGACTCACCCAAACCACCGAATAAACTTTCAATACCTGTGCCGTAAGCTCTTTCTGCTTTTTCTAAAAACGGCTCTTGAACACCAATCTTTTCTCTTGATAAGCCAATAGCTTTTAATTGTTCAGGAGATAGTCCTGCAACCTTCTGTGGCACGACAACTGGGTTGCCTTGCTCGTCATAAAATGTTCTCTCCGAAGCTCTAAATGCTTGTTGCATAAAGCCCGGTGAATAGCTTGAGGTACCCGGTATGCCTGAACCAAAGAATAATTCTCTAGTGGTTGGGTCTAGGGTTCTAAACTGTTGTTGAATATCTGTTGCGATTGGTTCTGCCATTATGCCATGTTCCCAAAATGTTCCATTAGTTTATACATAACTCTAGTGCCTGAGTCTCTTGTTGGCTCTCCGTTTGGAGTTAGAGTTAGTATGCCATTGTTGTTGTTAACATCAAAAGAACCTGCTCCTCTTACAGCCTTGGCAGTCATTACAAACTCACCGTCTGAAAGCATTGCAGGAATGTCGTCTGATGTTTCGGTGCCTGCTCCATTGATTTGTCCATCTCTTACAGGAAACTCTTCTACATTGATAGCAACATCCATGTCACCACCTTCTGCCATAGCTACAACACCACCGTCAGCAAAAGCCATAATGCCACCGTATCTTGCGTTTCTTGGCTTACCACCGCTTAGTGCAGGCATGCCTTCAGAAGTTAAACCAAACTCTACACGAGATGGCATTTCTTCTCCTGTTCTACGAGCTATTTCTGCTTCTATGTTGTATCTGCCCAACTGATCCATTTGTGTAAGTGGAGTTAAAGGTACACCTTTTTGATCTTTGGCTTCTTCATAAGCCAACTTACCAATTAAGCCTGCAAGTCCTGCAATACCTAATTTGCCCATCATGCTCATGCCACCTTGATCGCCACCTGCTTGTGTGCCACCAGTTAATGCACTTTGTATGGCTCCAACAGCACCTCTGCCCGGTACTTTACCCTCTGCTCTTGCTTGAGAAACCACTGCATTAAATGTTCCGTTTGCTTTATATTGTTCTATTTGTTCAGGTGTATATCCAGCCGCTAGAAGCTCTTCAGTTCTAGTCATGCCATCATCACCAGTAAGCATTTTTGCAATATCTTCTATTCTGCCTAAGTTTGATTGAGTGGTTAAAGATGCTATTTCTGAAGCTGTTGCAGGCATGCCAGTTTCTATATTTATGTAACCCTGATTAACTGGGTCATATTTTATGATGTCAGACTCAGGTGTTCTATTAAATAAACTACTAATGCCACTTTTGACATTGCCATAAAGCCCAACATTGTCTGCACCCGGCATTATGTATTCGTATACATTGCCAGCAGTACCTTGAAGATTACCCAAAAGACCAATCCCATCCTTGCCCGGCATTACATATTCACCAATTCTACTAAAAATATTTCCTTGTGATGCTTTGCTTGCGGCACCAGTAGCAGGGGTGCCTCCAAACAGCTTACTGCCTCCATAACTTAAAGCTCCTCCCAATAAAGCGTCTTTGGTTGAAAGCCCTGATGCTTTACCAATTCCTGCGGTAAGAGCTGCTTTAGCCAAAGGTCCAACGCCCGGTATAAAGTTTATTGCTATCGGAGCAACTTTTTTTACAACTTTTTTTAATGATTTTAGTTTCTTTTTAAGCCAACCAAACTCAGGCTGTCCTGTAATTGGGTTGATACTCATGCCTGAGCCAACGATATATTCGTTTGGATTTAACCCTGCTTGCATCATTTCTTGGCTAAGTCTTGCTTGTGTTTCAGCACTTATGACAGGGGGTACTACTCTTTCACCTTCAGCAACATGTGCCAAAAATCTATCTTCATTCCTACCTAGCCCTGCTATGCCTGTTCCTGAATTGTCAATAATCATAATTAAATTTTACCCTCTTCTTCTTTGCATGATAACCAAAAAACCAACAAATATCGATTTCCATTTTGTACTGGTAAGCCTCTATGCATGTGTGTAAAGCTTGGAAATATCAAAGCATTTCCACTAGGTATAGGCTCAACAACACCTCGATTTAAAAACTCTGTGCCACCACCCTCATATTCTCCTGTGTTTAAAGGAACAACTATACTTACATCCGCATCTGCGTCATGGTGCCAAGCTCCCTGTTTTTTATCCTTAAGGTTGTAGTTAGCAATCTGTATTCCACCGCCCGTAACATGACGATTCCATATGCTTAAAAGAATTGGATTGACCACAGAAAAAACCACCTCTAACAAAGCATTATAAACATCAGGACAACATTCTTGTAAGACCAACTCAGGTATTTGCCTTAAAGTATCTTCATCAGGGTTTGGAGTAAACCCATAAAAATCCTTTAAGCTTTTAATCTCATCTAACAATATATTGCAAAATTTTTGAGAAAACAAAGGTGTGGTATAAACATCTTTTAATTTTTCTTTTATTATCGCTTGCAATGGTGAAGATAAATCATCCTCTGTGCCTTCAGACTTGTAAAAGTCTAACAAGCTAGGTATTGACTCTTTGGTTTTTTCTAATACTTGCTGATCAAGAAACCAATCACTAGCATATGTTAACAGTAAATTTTTTGGCTGATATTCTGTATTTAATTTTTTTGCTAACATTTTGATTTTTTACTCTGCTGACATTAAACCCATAATGCCATCAGCACCAGTATCAAGCTCAGGTTCGTCAGGTGCCACCTTTACAACTTCCATAAGAAAGTTGTCTATATCCATGCCTGTACCCATTGCATTTATGATTCTTTGTTGTGCTTGCATTGAAATTTCAGATTCAGATGGGTTGCTCAATATAACATTGACCTCATCTTCAAAACCAAGATCAACCAATGGTTGCATTGGGTTGGAAGGCATGGCATTCATTGCTATTTCTCTATCCGTATCAGACATGGCACCCATTGGGCTTGTATCTTGTGTGAGGTTTTGTATTCTTTCTCTTAATGTTGCCATATTAACTCGTTGTAACTGTTACGGAGCCTACTGCCCCTGTTCCACTCACGCCACTCAAATATGTTTGGTGACTATATAAATCACGAAAAGCATTCCCGTCATACGCTTGGTGAATCTCTAGTGTCGTATTAAACACTATATCACCCGCTATAAAGTTCAGTTCACCTAATTCGGATTGGTTGAACTGCGGGGTTCGATTAGGGTCGAACTGTCCTAAGTTTAACTCAAGTATCCTGACTAATCTATTAAAAACATCAGGTGTTACTTCATCTAAAGCCTGCGGTAACCTTGTCGGTAATAGCTTTGCCATTATCTTCTACCATCAGGCTGTATATACATTCTAGTATATCCTAGTCTCCATTGCACTCCTAGTCTGTTTGCTGTGTCTGCGTCATCATCGCTTTGCAGTCTTAACACAGCCTGTCTTGCTCTAGTTCGTACATTTAATTCATTGGTATTGTTAGAAACATCCTTGGTCACTTTGGTTGATAAACTTTGTGCAGGAAAGTTTCTTGTTTTAATTTGCATGTTTATTTGTGGCACACCACTGTCTGTATTAGTGCCATAAAACTTAAGATCAGGAATAATTTTGCTAATAAAAGCAAAGTCGTTGCCTTCTTGCAAATCAAAATCAGAGCTTTCAATAAAGACATTATCCATTGGAGACCCATCATTATCTTCTCCTGTTTCTTGGTTGTATAGATAATTGTCATTAGTAGCAAGCGGTACAGTAAATACATCTTCATCAAGCCAAGCAGTTCTCACAAGCTCGCCTATGCTCCATGTGTTTTCTAAATAGTTGTATATAACGTAGCGTGATATTTCACCAGTGCTATCTTGAGTTGATGGATAAAACCACCAAACTTCGTTGTATTGTTTGTTAACCAAAGCAAATGTTTTAAATAACTGTGATAAATCTAAATTTTCTTGTACATAACTTAATACTGTGCATTCAAGCCTTTGCACACTACCGTTGTAACGATAGAAACCATCTTCAGCCATCCAGTAAACGCCATTGGGTGCATTGATACACGCATTGGGTGCGATCATACCCACACCTTGATTAAGTAGGTTGACTGCAAAGGTTAAAGGGGGTCCAACAAATTGTATTGAATATAAAGCTGAGTCAGTCCATACAAGGGTTTCTTGTCTTGATCTTATGCCACCAATAATTTCACTACCAACAGAAAGTCTTACCGAGCCTGCTGTATTGGTTGTTTTTGGCTCCCACTCAGTAATGCTTTCTTGATCCGAAAAAGCCACAAGCATAGGATCAATGGCTCCCGTTCTAGCCGTTCCTGCGTCATTAAGAGGATCGGCACCTAAAACAAATACATGCCTGTCTGTTTCAGAAACAATGGATTGTAATCCAACGGTGGGAGATAGATTGGCTCCTGATAAAGATGTTATATTGACTGCTCTTGCGGATGTACCACCTGAAGAATCCCAGTAAAAAATACCTCCGCCTCTTGGATGCAATATTAGGTCTTCGCCAAAATTATCAGATGACCACAATCTAAGTTGATTGGTGAAGGTTAAAGAACTTGCAGAGCCATAAGCGGTTGAACCCCAAGCGTTTATGCCCCAACCCGTTGACGATACAAAATTATCAAGCCCAGTATTAAGTTGGTAAGCACCTACTACGCTACCACCTCCATTACCACTATCGCTTGCATTTGCAGTTACAGTGCTACCGCTAGTGTCCTTGGCTTCTATCGTATAGGAGTTAGCATTAACAATGGTTGCAATTTGATATTCTTGATTAAGTACAGTAGCTGTAATATTGCCACCTAAACTGCTAGCACCTGAAAAAGTCACAAAATCATTTTGTACAGCACCGTGTGCTGTATCTGCAACGGTAATTGTTGCATCACCATTGCTTGCAGAAAAAGTAACATCTCCTGCGTTTGTGGTTAGTCTTATTGGGGTGACGTCATAGAAGTTGTTACCTTCTTGTACATAAGATTTTAAATGCGTGCCAAGAAATAAATATTTTGTTCCTGCTAAAGAAATCCAAGCAAATAAATTTCTACAAGTTCCTAAAAATGAATTGCTAGTATTTTTTGCCCAACCACCTAATTTTTCAACAAAGCCTTTTCTAAACCTAATTAAAGACGCATTGAACCATCCGCCTGCGTTAGTGTAATCGGTTCCCTCTCTATTAATTCCTGCTTTAAACTGAAACTTTGCGTATGGCATGTTTCATTGCTATTAAGCGATTCGGATAATAGCTGTTGATGCCGCCGCCGCAGGGAATACAATTGTAAAGTCACCTGCTGTTGAAGTTTTGTCGCCACCAAAATCAATTGTGGCTACCGATCTGTCAGCATTGGTGTCGTTATAAATCATACAACCCCTCGCAGTGATAGTAGCTGTACCAAAAGTTAAATCAGCAAAGTCAGTAAAACCAGTAGTTCCTGAGCTTGTAGGATTAATGTTAGTTAAAGCTGACCCACCTGAAGTGTAATTTGTGCCACTGGCTTGACCAGTTGTAGTAAAAGCAGTTGTGGTAGCACCCAATGTTGCTGAACTTGTATACAAGGCTAGCTTAAATGAGTTTCCGCCTGACGCTAAAAAGTTGTGCTTACCTTCAAGTAACTCTTTTTTAAAGCTTGTTGTAAGTGTTGATGTAATTGCCATAATTATAGTTTCCTAATTAAATCAGCAGAATCTTTAAAACCTGCTTTTTCTAATTGATTGTTAATTGTAATCCTATCAGATTTTATGGCATTTTGCATATATAGTTCAATAACTTTTTCAATATTATCTTTGTACTCTTTTACTTGTTTTTGTATTTGCTCAGGAGCATCTTCACTTACATGAACAATTCTATCTACACATAGTTTAGCCCAAAAACTTACTGGATGTCCGCCCTCATTCGTGGTGTGTACCTCAATCGCACCAATGTTTCCTAAAGCCGTATCTTCAATCATTTACCACTCCTTTGGTTCAACTGGGCTAGTTTTATCATCATGTCTTCCAATAAGTTGTGGTTCTATTGGTGATTGATTAATCGCTAGCTCACTCATTTTTTTTACAATCATTTTATCGCCATCCATCAAGGGAACCAACGGGTCTTTTAATCTATGATAGCCATAAAGTTTTTCTCTTGTTTCAATGCATGTATCTAGCAGTGTTGATGATCCTGCTACACCCACTTGCATTCCTGCATGCATGCATTTAGATAGCCAAAACTCTACACAGGCTCTACCCGATTCCGCAAAATGTAAATTGCCTTTATAAGTAAAGTCCACTCCATATATTTTTAAAGTACCCACCCTGTTCCATAAAGCAAATGCTATTGCATAGGCAACAGTATTATTTAAATAACAACAATTAAGATCAGCAACAATTTCATCTATTGGATAAAGAACCAAATTTTTTGCTCTTTCATCAAGCTCACAGGTATAAATGGGCTTATCGCCTGTAGTCAGCATTCTTTTCATGCCACTGGTTTGACCGCCTGCATCATCAGTATCTAAAAACCTAGATGGTGGGTCCATCATAAAAGTGCGATCATGAAATATTACAGAGCCTACAGCATTAATTCCCCAAACCTCATCAAAGTTATCACCGTGTGATCTAGCCAAGTTATAATCAAACCAACTGCGACCCAAGCCAACAATGGCTACGGTCTTGCCTTCAAGTTTTTTTATTCTCTTCATTTTTCTCCTCTCAAAAAGAAAATTAAGTTACATTAATTCTAAGCGAATCATACCTCATTTCATCTCTTGTATCTCTGCCCTCGCCCAAGTTCTTCAGCCTACCTAAAGCTTCTTTAAATTTAGAATCTAATATGCCAATCTCTGCTTGTGGCAGTTTTAAAAATATTGCACCTTCAACCAAACATGCATATAGAAGAGTATCAGGAGCCTCTGTGGATAAATAAGTTGTAGCACTAACACCATTGTATTCTACAGTACCATCGGTTATTGATTTTGGTCTTGCTAAATAGTGAAGCTCTACATCATAGGCTTGATCAGGAACTGGTGACACCTCAAAGCTTGATTGATCAAATATTGAATAATACTTTGGCTTTCCTCTTGCTGATGTGCTTGATGAATATTCTTTAATAAAAGAATTATGTTTAAAATCGCAGTAAGTATAGCTACCACTATCTATAACCGCCAATGAAAAACTACCCAACCAATCTGTTGGCGTGTTTAAAAACCTTTGATCTGCCGTCAAATTACCTGAAACATTTTTTCTTTGATCAGGTAGCTGTACTACTTTAAATATTCTTTCTTCGCCCTGTGTGATAAATGTATTAAGCTGATTTACAAAAGTAGTTTCGTCAGTCTCAAGATAATCTTGGATAGCTGTTTTTAATGTTGTTAATGTAAAGCTCATGATTAAACCGTGTTAATTTGACCGCCCATGCCTGAGTGATTGGTACAATAATAATACAATGTTGGAGCCGATGATGCCACTTCTATTTGTGTATATGCACCTGATGACCCTGCTGTACCATTGGTTGTAACTCCAGTGGTATATTCTGACCCACCACTGTGTGTACCATCTGATGTTGTAGAAAATCTTAATGGATGACTGCTGTTGCTACTTGCCGATTGATCAAATCTATATGTTTGTCCCTCAGTTAAATTAAGAGTAGCTACTCTACTGCCATCAATATAAAAATAGTTTGAGCCAAGATAATTAGCCACGGTTACCGTGTATGTTGTGTACGAAGGTGAGGGTGTTGGTGACGGGGTAGGACTCGGAGATGGAGATGGAGTTGACCCAGTAGCACCCGTAATTGTAATGGTTCCGAGAGACGAACTTAAAGCGTTAGGAGTTGTAAGTGCTGTACCTATAATGCCCAAGTCCCAGTTTGTATAAACCGTAAAATTTCTAGGCACTACGCTTGTATCAACTCTTGGATTGTTTAAGGCTTCAGGATCAGCAAGATTTCTTTTTACATCAAGTTGTGGATGCTTTGGCTCATAACATTCAGGACAGGTTCTGTATCCATTCCATTCTTTTCTTAGTTCACGCAAGCCATACCTAAAACCACATCTATCACAGATACCATACGCATTCTTTTCCGATGCGAATGCCATTATGCGTAATCGTATGCCCTAGTATCAGGGGTTGCTCTAAACGATGCTCTATCTTCATCTTGACTCAAAGCTCTTTCAAACTCTTCTTCATAGAGTTGTTTTAACATGCCCGTTCTTTCAGGAGCTTTTTTTAAGGATAGATAGTAAGCCAATCCTGCACTAAGGCAAGGATAGAACCTAAAAGGCATTTGTAAGGTATCGGTTGATGCGTCTACATCATCCATACGCATAATTCTATTTACATAAAGAACGTCTGTTGAGTTCTCAGGTGTGTTATAGAGATAAATGGTTGGTGTAATTTGTTTGTCTACAAAATATTGAGATGGTCTGCCTTGTGCAGTTTTATCAGGAACAGCTGCATATTCGCTTCTTGATATTTGATTCATTTGTAAATCACTTGGAGTGCCATTGGTTGTTCTTCTAATAAACGCATCCAATACATCAATCACAGCACTTGGATTTGTTGAGTCAAGGCTGTAAGAACTTGTTCCCTGTGTTAAAGCAATAGATGTTTGTGAAATAGTCCATTGATTCAAACCACGGTTAGCCCATTCAGCCAACAATAAATTTAAACTGCGTTTTGCTGTTTTTAAATCGTATGCTGTGCGTAGCTCAAGACCGCATCTTTCAAATGCTTCTTCTATGTATTCAGCTACATCTAGCTCAAAGTTTTTACTTCCTGAAGTTGCCACGCCTAATCCTCGTTGTATAAATTATCGAAAACTCGATTTACATCTAATGTATAGTCTAAATCAGATTTAGAGTAATGTATATGTGCAGAAGGTTTAAAATCGGGTGCATCACTGCCTGTTTCAAACCAAGCAGGGTGTGTAACTCTTACCCTATTATTGGGCAACGCTACGATATTTCCAGTCCATTCACCTGCGTCTAATAACTCTAATACATGACTGCTTTTGTGTTGTGCAGGATCATCAGCTATTTCGCTTTCTGCATAATCTACAGTGAAATAATACTTCGCAGGAAACATCTTACCATCTATTTTTGCAAGCCAAGGGCAGGGTGTTGCTCTATCTATAACATAAACAGAGTTATGATGTGATGAACAATCCCATGGTTGTGCATCATGTACTGCCATAGGTTCTGCCCATTCTTCAAATGGTGTGTCTGCAACCAAAGCGGTTATCGGCATTCTTGCCCACATAGCTCCACCGTGTGCTGTATCTTCAGGCTCACCGTCTGCTTCTATGCCAGTAAAGATTAAATGAAATCCTAAGCAACGATTTGGCATAGTAGTAACGCCTATAGCCATAGCGTGCAAAAACTCACCATGATATTGCTCATGGTTATGTGTGTACTCTCTTCTCACCCAACACTTAAAGTGTGGGATATTACTGTATAAATAAGACACTACTTACTTACTTTTCCGCCCTTCTTGTAACCTTTTGTGCTTATTTTTCCGCCTTTTTTGTAGCCTTTAGATTTCATCGCACCGCCTTTTTTCATGCCCTTTGATTTCATCATGCCACCTTTTTTCATGCCTTTGGATTTGACCATACCACCGCTAGCATATCCTTTAGTTTTCTTGTGCATTATTGCTCCTAATTAAAATACTTATTCTATCACTTTTTTCTTTTGGCAAAAGTTTTTACATTGGTTGGTTTGCCACCAACTCCCTGTCTTTTTGATCTTTTTCTTGTGACTGCTGATTTGATTTGTGATTTGGTCATTGACCGTGCTTTTGATTTAGGCACACATTTAGGATATTTTCTTTTTGATCCTTTTGCAGACTTTCTTCCGCACTTCTTAAAGCCACCACCCTTTTTTGGTGATCCAATGTCTACCCACTCATCCTTGAACCATTTCTTGAGTCCGCCTGATCGCTTAGTCATTAGCCACGCATCTTGGTTTTCTTTCTGCGATCATTCATAACCGCACCACAACCACGAGCTATAAAACTTTTAACGCCTGCACCCTTTTTAACTGTGCCACCATTTGCCATAAAGCCCATCTCGTTGCGTACTTGTTTAGGTAACTTGGGTAACCCCTTGTTGCCTTTGGGTATTGGTTTAAGACTTTTTTCCATAATTCCACCTTGTGCTTTATATTGACCGCCCATTCTTTTGTATTCTTTGACCATCCAAGCGTTTGCATAAGCTGATGGATAAACATCAAACTTAGCCTTTGCTTTAGACTTAGCTTTACTATAAAGACTTGGATTTTTTACATTGTCAGGTACTGCCATTTAACATTTCCACCTTCGCCTTGCTTGGCGTATTCTTGAGTTAGGATCATTCCTAGTTTTTGCCGAACTGCGTTTAAGCTGTCCAAGTGATCTAGCACAATAAGACTTACGCCTTTTTGCCGCTTTGCTTCCTTTTTTAACCTTACCAGTTACGGCTGTTTTTAATTTAGAACCGGGGTTAGCTTTTCTGTAAGCCTTAACACCCTTTTTCGTCATGCCTGCACCCTTTTTAGTAGGGCGATAATTAGCTCCCTTACCTTTTGTGGTCTTGGGTATGCTTTTAGCTTTTCTTTTCTTTTTTTCAGCCATATCCAAAAGCGTAGCAATGCCGAAACATTGCTACTTTAAATATTAACTACCATAGTTTTTGATCAGCGTAAGCACGATAACATAGGAGTCACCACTGCCTGCACCTGTGGTAGTCAGGTTTATATCACCTGTTTTACCACTGCCCGATGTATTTGCTAGACCGCCAAATTCAGTAAAATCTTCTGAATCTGCATAGTTTGCATTTAAGTCCCAACAAATAGTGTCGGTTGTTGCATCCCATAAGAGCTTTACACTCATGCCAAAGGTCGAATAACAAATTTTTGCAAGGCGTACACCTGTACAAACTTGCCCATTGCTACTTGCATTCAAGCCACTTACATCGATTTTGGTAACTGCTGATTCGCCTGTACCGTCTGATGTATTAGTGAGTTGGATTACAGCGAGTCTATCACTATCTACTATAGTTGTTGAAGTTACTGCATCTGCCATAATTAGCTCCTAAAATTAAGCGTCAGCAAATGGTGTTACTATAGTTCCTGATCCTATTAACAATGAATTGTGAACAAGATAAGTAGCTGAATCAATAGCTGTTACTTGTACAACACTTCCAACAATACCACCTTTGGTTGTACCATTTAAAGTCATGACATCATTAGTCGCCGCTGGAACGAAAGCTTTCTTTGTGCTGTCATCAATAGCTATAATTACTGCACCTTTAAACTTATCTGTGCCATCAGTTTTGATGTCAAGATCAGAAGCCAGTGTTTCAATATAGAAAAAGAATGAAGCACCAATGTTGTTAGCTTGGTTTGGGTCTGTAGGATCACTTGGAGTTGCTGATGAGATAGAAGGCAAAGTAAATTTACCGTCTGCATCGTTACACAACAAGATTTTTCCTGCGTGTGCATCTACTGTTAATGTAGTATCTGCGGTTAAAGAAACAGAGTTATTAACCCCTGCTGAAATAAATCCTGCCAATGATTTGACTGGACCTGAAAAAGTTGATTTAGCCATTATTTGCTCCTAACTAAATATGTTGCACCATCTTGGAGTAAGTCTGCCGAATCAGTTGGGGCAACGAGTTACCTCGGTTTAGATAACTATACTCTTTATCAACCAAGGTCTCAAGATTTACTTAGTTAGTTTTTTTATGGCTTCTTCTAGGTGTTTGAAGGCTTCGTAGATGTGACCGTATATTTCTTTGTTCTGATCGTTTTTAATTGAGTCTTGTAAAAATACATGACCAACAGTTTCTAACATGCCTTTGGCTTTGATTAATAGTTCTAGGTAATATCTCATGACAAAATTTTAACATAAAAAAAGGGAGCCGAAGCTCCCTTTACGGTTCTGAAGAAACTTAAGCTCCTTGTGATCCGAAAACACCACGCCAGTTAGAGACACCGAATGAGTATCTTTCTCTAGCTCTGTATCTGATGTTACCTGTTGAAAATTCAGGTTCCATTGTGGTTTCCATTCCAGTTCTTTGGAACATTTTTAAACCTTCACCATCAGCGTTCACAGATGTCATAATGAAATATGCATCAGGATCGTTTAGATAATGGTTTACTGAGAAACCGTTAGGTACAGAAGACTGATTTCTAATTGAGTTGATGTCATTGTCAGAAGTTCCTACTCTACCCGGAGTATTTAATAGCCTATCAGCTACAAATGTGAGTTGAGGTGGAACAATTAACTTGTCAGGTCTTACTGCAATAGTAAGATTTCTGTCATCAACAAAAGTTGAAATGTCAATTATGTTGTCTTCTAAAGAAGTTTCGTTCAAGTCAGCCATTGTTGTTGCTCTGTTAGCAGCAGTACCACCACCCGCAAGCGGATGAGCAGTAGAAATCAATGTTTGACCATCACCAATAGTGTAATCAGTATCGAACGCATTGTTTAATACATTTGCACCTTTTACTTCTTTAGTGTGTTGCATGGATCGAGCTAAGGCTTTTGTATACCTTCTGCCTAATTGGTCATACAAGTTATCTTCGATTGCTTCTTCAGTTAATGCAAAAGCAAGAGCCACAGTTTCGTGTGTATATCTTGCAGTATAGCCTTCTGAAGCATTATCAAAGTTAACGCCTGCACCCTCTTCCTTGACAGGAGCAGCACCGAATCCAACAACCAATACTTCTTCTTCAAAGGCTCTTTCAGAGTCTTCTACAGAATACAGTTCTTCATACTCGTTGTTGTATTCGTCATATTCTAGACCAAATAAAGCATTTAGACCCGGTTCTAGTTCTTTCGCAAGTTGCGATCTACTTATAGCCATTTGTCACCTACCTTATGCTAGACCTGCGGATTTTACGCCACAGATATGATTTTGAATTACGCATAATACATTAGTATTAGCACTACCTACATCTTCGTTGTCAGGGTCTTGAGAAATGTCAATAGCCTTCAAAGGAAGAGTTGTTGTTGTCGCACCTGTTGTGACATCTAGTTCAACTCCTGAAATACCTGTATAGGTGCTTCCTGAGTTAGTGTCAACAATATCAAAGTTACCAAACAGATCAGCCACTGGGAAAGTGTCGTCTGCCTGAACTTCAAATACTGTTTCAGGGTCGTCTACGATAAATGCAATTATATCTGAAGCATTAGTGCTTGCAGGATAGTAGTTGCTAAATATCTGCTCGGATGTTGTTGGGTCTGTGTACATACAGCCATTAAAAACTCCTACAACAGGAACGCTACTGCTAGCAGCAGCTCTTTCAACGGTTCCACCTGTGACTTGTTTCACGATGTCGCCTTGAAAGATTGAAGTTCCGTAGTTTGCAGCAATTCTATAACGGCTTTGTCCGCCTGAATAGGGTGAGCCACCCATCATTCTTACAGGTTTCAGACCAAATGAAGCGTCTTTATTCGCCATGTTAGTTACCTACCTTTTTTTTCCAAATGATACATTCGATTTTCTATCGGAAGAATACTTCACATACTTGTTATTGCCTTGAACTTCACTGAACATTGTATTATCAAGAGCTTGGTTCTGTTGAACATTTCTGTTCTTGTAATGCTCGTTCCGTTCTTTGACAGTTTCTGTTGGTATTTTAGCCAATATCAAACCACCTACGCTTATGACACCTGCATGTCTTCCATGTTCGATTGTAGGTAAAGGGAAATCAGGCATTTCGTCTTGTCGGACAAACTCCCATCCTTCTCTCATTCGGGCAGAAACATTGTTTCTGTCCTCTACACCTACATACTCAGCCCTTATCCAACGGTATTGATAACCATCGGGTGCAGGTGGAGTCTCTAACATCCTTGCAGGTTGCCAAGGCTTTCTTCTAGCATTTTTATCGTGTTGCTCTTCGTCACGAGATGTACGGGTTACATTATCAATCGCATCTAAATCCATTATTTTGCTCCTTCTATTTTCATCATCTCTTTGCCTACACGCTTGAGCCACTCTTCGTTACTCATGCCATAAGGCTTTAAGTTGCTTTTAACAGAAGCATGGTTAGAATTAATCCTAATTCCGCTTCTCTTCCCTTGTGCTTTTTGACGGCTTCCCGAGGAAGCTGAAGCTACTCTCTGCACAGATGAGTTTGCTTCCTTGCTGTCGTTAGGTTCACCCATATCAGGGTAAACCCTCTTTAATCTGTTGTCTAACTCTTCGTAATACTCTTCACTAGAGCCATCGTAACCTTCAGCTTCGAGGTCCTCATGTATTCCCATGGCAGTGTAAGTTTTTACTCTGTCTTTTTGGAACCATGTGTTCTTCTCTGCCCAAGCTAACGCTTTAGAGTCAGGCTTAGGTTTATCATACACTGAAGTTTGATTGTTTGGAACACTTTGTTGTGTTGGTTGTTGCACAGGTTGTTCCGCTTGAAGGCTGTGTTGTTCTTGTTGCATTTTTGCCAATCTGACCCTTTCTTCTTCAAGGGACACTTTGTTCAATAATTCAACGCTTTTAAGCTCAAGCTCGGCATCATTAGTTTCTCTTGCTTTTTTGTACAAGTCTTCTGCTTGTTGCCTTTGGGACTTCACACGATTTTCATATTCATCGGTGTAGCTTTTATCCAAGGCTGATGCTTTGGTTTTCACTGTGTTGTATTCACTGGCTAGTGAATAATATTTGTTTTCCGCTTGTGAAGCTCTTTCTTCAGCCAAACGAATTCTTTCGTTTAACTTGTTTATTCTTTTGCTTACACCACGGGTGTATTTATCAAGTTCATCATCTCCGCCTGAGTCGGTTGATGCCTCTTGAGTCTCTTCAGGAATTTCTACAGATTCTGTAGCTTCCTGTTGATCGTCAAGTTGAACCTGAAGTTCTTCGTTTGTTTCTTCAATCATATGATCTCCTATGCTGAAACGATGTCATCAGGGTTAAGAATGGTAGCAATGACTTCATCATCATTAATAATTCTGACCTCGCTATCATCCGCCAATTTAAACCTAGAGCCTGCATATCTACCTATAAGCACCCACTGACCCTTTTCGCACCAAGGAGTTTTATCTCTAAACCTTCTTTCATCTTGGTAACATTCAGGACCCATGGCTACTACATAAGCAACTACAGTCGCTAAGGTTTCCTTTTCTATGGTTTCCTTTGTCAGTAAGATGCCACCTTCGGTAACACCTTTACCTCTATAAGGTAAAACCAAAATACGCCAACCAGTTGGTTGAGGCATTCTTTCGACAACACTTTTGTCAATCAATGATGGGTCTAAAACCCTGTCATCTTCTTTTACAAAAGCCTCATCTAAACTTATTGTATCTTCTTCTTTCTCTACTTTAACTTCTTTAGTCATCGACAATATCTCCTTCGTCATGTAAGTGTTCTTTTATCTTATCATGAATATAGGATATTGCTGAGATTTCTCCCATTAAAAATTGATAATTTTCCATGTCTTTTACTCCACCTGACATGACGATATCGTGAACTTGCTCCTCTCTACTTTTTAAATCTTTTCTCAGAGCATGAATAAAATCATACTTGTCCATAGATTAATACACTCCACTGAAATTATTGCCTCTTAAAGCAGCTCCTTTTCCTCTGCTTTTGCCTTTACCACTGCCCGGTTTGAATGGTTCAACCTTGACCTTTTTTGGCTGAGACAATGGAATGCTTCCTTGACCTTTTATTTTTAGGCTAGTTTTTGCTTTCATTGTTTACTCCTGTTAATAGATTAATTATACCTGTTTACTTTTTAGTAGTAGGCTTTTTCTTTGCAACCGTTTTTTTCTTTGCTACTGTTTTTTTCTTCGCAGGAGCTTTTTTAGCTTTTGGCTTAGGTGCTTCTTCTACAACCACTTCTGCTTCAGGTTCCATAACCTCAATGCTTTTTAACATGGCTTCTGCATTTTGCTCTTTAGCCTTTTGAAGCATTTTCTTTTCTTTTATCTGCTCCTGAATTTT